TCTTTGGCCTCAACGTTAATGTTAATTTCCATTTATTTTTCGCCCTTTCTCTCAAATAACTATTTTGTTATATTTATTAATCTCTGTACCAATAGATATCAGATGACAATAAATCTACTCGTAACCCATTTTCATAATCTGAATAATTATCATAGTCCCAATGTGCGGGCGCTTTAAAACATGGAATGCCATCTGGTTCGATCCATAATTCATTATCAGTAGTAATGCGTGTAATCTTGGCTGGTTGATTCTCATACCAAATTTTTCGACCAATAGCTTTTTCTTTCCAGTTTCTTTCTGATAAATAAAGTGGACACTCTTCTAAAAGTTTTACTAATAGATACTGTGCTTTTGCCAATCCGTAATCCATATACCTTGCAGGTATTTCAAAAAACTTCTTACCATTTCGTGTTATCCAGCAGCCACCATTGCATTCAACTGAAGTTTCATCCCACTTTGTTTTTATATAATTAGAACGATCAAACACTACGCCCCAAGTTGGTGCATCGCCATTAAACTCAATAAGATTTTTATAAGTTGGTTGCTCTCCTGCTGGACATGCCCAGTAACAATTTTCACCCATCTTTCCGCCAATCGTATGAATATAACCATCAATACGATAAACATCATACGGAACACCATTTACTTCTAAATCCCATCCAATAGGTCTTTTTACTTGTGATAAATCTGTTGTTTCATCGATTAATTTAATACGTGCCATTTTCATTCCCCTTTTCAATTAAAATAACTTCCCAAACACTTAGCTGCATGTTTTATATAACCATCTACAGGAATTTCTAATTTACGGAGTAATTTATACCCTAAATACCAAGCTATAATTTCTTTTCGAATTCTATATTTTTTGTTTCTTTTGTATTCCTGAAAATCTAACATCCCATTTCTAAAATCTATACAATGACCAATCTCATGAGCGAAACTGTAAATGGTTTGGGTATCTAAGCCATCTTCTTTTCTGTTTATAAAGATTACATAGTATGGGTCATGACAAGCTTTATTAGATTTCGCTCCTCCAGAAAAAACGACTCTATATCTTAATTCATTCGCTTCTTTTTTTAACATTTCTTTATATGCGCTAAGTTGATTCATACTAATCTCTCAACAAATTAGTCGCCCTATTCGTTATAGAATGAAATGTTAAGAGGTATGCAGCAAAGTCAAAATCGTCGCTCTTGGTATATTCCTGTAACACCATTACTTGTCCCATTAGCCATTCAGCAGTGTGATCTTCTTCCTCAAAAAACTCTTGTTCATTACCTTCATGTAAATGTACTTTAATACCGTTGTTTTTTCCGTATTCATGAGCTGCTTCTAATCCGCTTTTTCCACCGTGATTCATTAAGCCGACCATATATGCTAACTGCTCTCTTCTTGTAGCCATTGTTACCGCCCCACTTTCTATTCAAATAACGCTTTTGTTTAGTTTTCAATTAGCACTAACAAGTCATAATTTGATTCAATAAATTCCATGCATAATTTTCTGTTTACGTCGTTTCCTAAACGTTCATAAATCAATAGCATTTCATGTTTTGTAAAGCTTGTCCCTAATAACTGGTTAAAGCTTTTTAAGATTTTTCTAGATTTATAATCACTCAAACTTTTACTAATTGGTCTTGATAACCAAGCAAACATCTTACATATAAAATCCATATGATTTTCTACATCTTCTAATCTGAAATAAAGGTTGCTTCTAGGGTCGAATATCAATTCGTTACTACTATTTACAAAAGCCTTCGGGAAAAATCCCTGTGTCTTTTTTACTAAGCTTTGTACTTCTTCATTCATTTCTCGTTCCCCATTTCTGTACAAAATTCAAATTTGGTCTTTATCAAAAACTTCAATATCATGTAAAACCTGCGTAAAGATTACGTTGATTCAGCCTATCTACCCAATAATCGTTATATAATGAACTTGCAAATACCCGATTTGCACAATACTTGCTTTCCATGCGACTTATGCTTGAGTGCTAGGTGAAATCCTAGCCTTTTTTTATTTGGTACCTGTCGATCCGTATCCGTTTGTTCCGCGCTCACTATGCGATAACTCGTCCGCTTCTTCAAAATGCGCTGTTACTGACGCTATGACGTTTATACTCAATATCCTTCCTGTCTTTTCACACCTGATAATCTCTTTTTCTTCATTATGAAGTCTTGTATGATCCGCTAAACTCATAACTTCTAAGTTAGATATTTCATTATTTTGTTTGTTATGGTCCTTATGATGTACAACTTCCCAATCTTCTAAAGGTCTACCTAAATGTAAGGACATTATGTAACGATGCTCCATCACATACCCGTCCTGATCACAGTTAGGATGTTCCGGATGATAAACAAGAACATAACCACGTGAATTTACTCTTCTTCCACCTTTAAATAGTGGGTTTTTCGCACCCCTATTTTCAAAATTAGGGTTATCTTTACCTAGATACATCGTTTCTCTTCTCTTGTTATCACATTTTCTACTACAAGCTTTCCTTCTCTCCCAATGACTTGGTTTGGTCTTAAAAACCTCTCCACATACGCAGCACTCTTTAAATCTTTTATCGGATCCCTGTGCTCCCAAAACCATTTCCCCCTCTTTCTGATTCACTCAATTCATCTGCTTCAACAAAACAAGCTGTCATTACTGGAGCGATTACTCCTTGAGCGATTCTGTCACCACGTGTCACTTCATAAGCTTCTTCTCCCATATTTTCAGCAATAATACCTACCTCTGATCTATATCCACTATCCACCGTTCCAAGAATAACTCTCAACTTTGTATTACGCGTCATACCGCTACGCGGGCGTACCTGCAATTCATATCCTGGTGGAATCTCGAAAGCTAATCCAGATGGCACGACCTTCGTTTCACCCGGCCATATAATCGTGTCCTCTGCTGCTACAAGATCAAAGCCACTATCACCAGGTTTCGCATATCGTGGCAATTCCACATCTTTCACTCGCTTAATCTTCACTCGTAAATTCATTCCGTTCACTCCTTATAAGTAACTTTTCAATTTCTCTTTCTGTTTCTTCAAAACTTCCAAGGAAAGTTGCGTTTTCCGTTTCTCGTTATTCAATCCAACCAAGTGATATTCCATTTTACGAATCTCATCCTCTACTACATCGAGTTCGCTTTGCACCTGCACCGCAGTTTCTTTCTTCACGCAATCCCTCCTACAGTCCTAATTCGTTCATAAGCTTGCCTTCATCAAAACCATAAATGAACTTACCGTTTTCGAATTCAAAAGTAGGAGCTGTTTGTATTCCTAAAATTTCTTGGTGCGCCTTACCTTCAGGTGTCTCTAAATTAATTTCTGTAATCTCGACTTCTACCGGACAAGATGCGAATAACATCTTAGCTCTCATACAATTAGGACAATTATTTTTCGTGAACATAGTGATCTTAGTTGCCATTCTTATTACCTCTTTCCACTTCTTGTTTTCTGTAAAACTCTTTAATCGCTTCTTCCCAATACGTGTAGTTACAGCTTGTCATTACTTCTTTTCTCCCTTCGCTTCCATTAACAATTTAGTTACTTCAAACGTGCCATGCTCTGTATATTTCATTTTTCTTCCTCCCTGTGATCTGCTAAAATATCCTCTAATGTGATTGCCGTATTTTCTAATGTGTGCCACTGTCCTTTATGAAATCCCGATAATCCTAAATCCCTACTATCAAAAGCTTTGTCAGCTTCTTTTCTGCTCTCTACTGCCGATTCACGTAATCCTCTTATAAGCTCTTCAATCGCTTCTCTCATTTTCTCCATCTCCTTTTAGCAACCCCGCCAGTTCCTCGCAACTCCCTTCAAATAAGTCGCGCCCATCCGGTAGCTTGTATATGTGATTATCAATTAATTTGTTGATTAAAACGTCTTGCTCCATGTTTCCTCCTAGCTGATTTGTTTCTTTTTATACTTTCGTGGTGGTTTTGTAGCTGCTTCATATGGATCCATACCTCTATCGATTCTTCCGTAAAATGAAGGTGTACTTATTCCGTTTTCCTTCGCTACATTTATTAATGATTCCCATTTTCTGTGTTTCTTCGGTGTTGTTACCGCTTCGTAAGGGTCCATGCCGCTTTTAAGCCTTTTATATAATGTCGTATGACTAATTCCGTTTTGTTCTGCTAGTTTTTTCATTCCAGCGTTTATTCCTACCCTGCATTTTTTCTTTCTAACTGGTACCGTTATAGCACGTTCTATCTCCCATCCGCGTTTATTAACTCGTAAATACACGTTCATTTTGCTAATTCCGTTACGCGCTGCAATCTCGTAATCTTTTTCAGTAGGTACGGGATTATACTGCATCTTTCTTCCTCCTTACCCTTGACGATATTTCTGCTGCTTCTTTTTTAGTCAATCTTGGGACTGTCGCAGCTTCAATTGGTTTCCAAAAAGATTCTTTAATACGTTGGCGAAATAACCGATATCCAATCCCGTTTCCCTCCGCTATTGCTAGTTCTTTCTTGTACTTTTTCGTAAATGATTCATTCACAGGTCGTGTGATAGCTTTTAATATGTTCCAACCTCGTATAATCCGCTGATCTACGTTGCACTTACTAATACCATTGTTCTTAGCAATTTCATATTGTTCCCAAGTTGGAACTGGAAGATAATTATTCTCCGTGCTTGCATATTCTTCTTCGGCATACCACCGATCTAAATCCATTTTCAGATTGCCTCCTTCTTAGCTCTATGTTTAATATTAGGTGGAGTCGTTATAGCGCGTTCTATCTCCCATTTAAGTACAAAGACTCTAGTTCTTACTGTTCGTTTTCCAATGCCGTTATTTAGTGCTATGCGGTATTGTGACGGCGTTATGATATCTGTTTTGGAGTGTGCTCTTTTCGTACATTCTATCGGCGATAAAACTGGCGTCGTTGCCGCATCATCAGGATTCCAGTTGTAACGTTTAATCCTGGAGAAGAACGTATCATATGAGATACCATTTTGTTGTGCCAATTCCCATTGTTTTGCATACAGTTTTTTTAAACTAACGAATAAAGGCTTACTAATTGCGTCCTTTACAGTCCAACCATAAACATTAATCCGCTGATCTACCGTACACTTCTTTATTCCGTTACGTTTTGCGATTTCATATTCTTCCCAAGTAGGAACAGGACTATATTTCATAAAGTTTCACATTCCTCACTTTAAATTAGTTACAACAACGTCTCCCTGTTTCTATTGGGGGAACAGTAGCTGCCAATTCTATATCCCACTTATAATTACGTATCCGTGAGTGAAATGTTTGATAGTTAATTCCATTTGCTTCAGCTAACTTAGCCATTTCTTTAATAAATTCAGATGGCTTTTTAACTGGTTTCGTGGCTGCTTCTTCTGGAGTAAACCCTAAATTAATTCGGCTATAAAATGTGTTGGGATTCATTCCGTTTTTTACTGCGATTTCTAGCCAAATTTCAGATTGGCTTTTTTTAGAAGCGCGTTTTTTTCCTGGCGGGGTTGTTACGGCTTCTACAACATCCCAAGCGCAGTTGTAAACACGATTTCTTAAAGTATTCTTATTTATTCCGTTTTCTTCAGCTCGTTGATAATCAGATTGACTTAAAATCCCCTTTTTCATTGCAATCCCCCTAATCTAAATTCATAATCTCTGCTAAAGCCCTTGCGCTTACAACAGTTTTTATAATTTGTATTCTTCCGTGCTTTGCTATGGCATCGCTCTTCGCATCATCTTCACTTTTCACTTCAAACCAATCAATTTTCTGCTTATCCTCCTGATCATAGAAGTGAACTTCATACGTAGGCGTTATATCGTTATGGCTGTTATTATGTAGGAACTTTTCTGAAGTACTAGTGGCTGCATAATCAAAAGTTCCTATGACATCCTCAAACGAAAGTTGACCGCTTTTCACGATGCAATCCCTGATTTCTCTTCCTGCTGCATACGATGGATTTCCATTATCCTCGCTATAACGGCATGACGCTTTCTATCCACTTCCTCAGGCGTCTGGTTCGCAGCCTGGCAAACGCATGGCCCGAATTGATACATACCCATTCCAGTTCCGTTTTGAATTACTCCAGTACCATTACACGCGCACATAATCGTCATCCTTTCTTATTACAACTTCAATTCCCCGTTCTGATATTTGGGCTATTGCAAAGGCCATGTTATTTTGACCTGATATTTGTAAGCGTAGTTTGTTGAAGATGTATAGTAATTCTTTGTATGAAAATTCAATCTTTTTACCTGTTGGCTGTCGCAGTAATTGCCCTTCCTTTTTTTCAAACACATCGATTTTTATACCATTCTTATCTTCCTCTATTTGCTGTTGTACTTCCCGTATACTCTTGCGGTACCCATAACGCTTGCCAACCTCTTTTATTAGGTCAAACAACGTTTTCATTTCAATCCTTTTAACAGTTGGATCTCCATAGCAAATTGAGCAAGCTGTCATTTCCTTCTCTTCAATACGTACCTCGTGTATATCGATGTTATCAATTGCTGCACCGCATATATCGCAATATGGTTTAGATGGAGCTTGTACATCGTCAAATAACATTTTCCTTCTCCCCTTTTACGCTTCTTTGAATCTTTGAAGACGTTGCTTAGCAATCTCTCTTCTGTAGCTTTCTGCTTTATTTTCAACCGTGAGGCTTGTTTCAACCATTCGATCATAGGAACGCTTTCCTACTTGGTTCTGTAGTTCTTTAGGTTGAAGATTACTTGTATATAAGGTAGGAAGCTCTTTTCTATATCGGCCATCTATAATATTGAACAATTTCTCTTCTACCCATTCCGTAGTCTTTTCTGCTCCAATATCATCTAATATAAGTAAGTCGCATTCTAAAAGTGCTCTCATAATTTGTGTTTCATTTTCTTTGTTTTCACTGTTAAACGTACTACGAATGCGTTGCAATAACTCCGGAACGCTTTGAAATACAACGATATATCCTTTTTTCGAAAGTTCATTTACAATTGCTGCAGCTAGGTGAGTTTTACCGTTCCCAGGATCTCCCCAAATCATTAATGATTCGCCATTCCATTCTTTAAATGTTTTTACATACTTCATCGCTATTTTGTAAGCAGTCTCGGATCCATTTCTATCTAGAAAGGATTCAAAAGTACTTTTCGAGAATCTTTCTCCTAAATTACTGATACTAAACAACTTTTCTATTTCTCGTTTCTTAGCAAAGTTTTGAGCTTCACGTATTTTTGCTTCTTCACGTTCCACAACACATTCACAAGTAGGAAGGATTTTATTTTTAATACGTAGTTGTGGCACTTCAACAGTTATTGCTGCAATGTATTTATTGCAATGCTCACATGTATATCCTTCTGTTTCTTCATTACAAGCCGATGTATTCACTATCCGAGTCATTACTCTTCCGATCGATTCCGACACGTTTATTCGCTCCTTTATTTCGTTGATATTCAGATTCTAAAGCTTCCACATCATTTAAATTCTTAATGTTTTTGTTAGACCACTGTTTTAAGATACCCTCAGCATAATTCCATTTAGCTTGTTTTTTTAATGCACGTTCCATAGCAGCTATAACCAGTTCTTCGCTTGTATCTTTAATCCACTGTTCTATGCTATCTGCCATGAATGGATTTAAAATTCCAATGTTACTTTCATAGAATGAGAATGGATTCTTATTACTATTACTTTTTGTTAAATTAGTATTGTTAAGATTAGTATTGTTAGTGTTTCCCTCAGACACTACCCCTAGTTTCTGTGAGACACTACCATGGTTTCCCTCAGACACTACTAGTTTCTGTGAGACACTAGGGGTAGGAAGAACATAATAGATATTTGATAAGTTATTACCTTGGTCATCTTTCCTATTAACCTTTTGGATGTATCCTTTTTCCTCTAAGGATTTAATACATTCTATTATTTTCTTTCTTCCACACCCAACTTTCTCAGTTAAAGTCGTCAAGGAAGGGAATGCTGATTGTGTATCACGATTCGCGTACCTGACAACAACTGCGTATGTTTTAAATTCATAAACATTTAAATCACAATTATCAATTGCATCATTTTCTAGGATGAAAAAACCACGTCTTTTATCAATAAAATTCATTCAATCCACCTTCTTTATCATCAAAAACGAATACTCTGTTTCAATTTCGTATCCAGATAGTTTGTACTTTCCTTTTCCAAAGTTTTTGTTCATATCATATTTATAATCTTTCCAAATACTTTTACGAACTTGGTATGGCCTTACATGATCGTAACCACGTTTTTCTAAATCACGAACTCTCCTTAATAACTTCCCTAAATGTGGGCCTTTCAAATGTATAGGTTTATTAACCTCATCGTTCCAAGCCATTTCATACACTCTCCCTTTGGCATACCGCTATATCACCTTGAATTTCAATTATTTTGTATCCTGGATAGCGGTCATGAGTAATGTACTTAATCGCCCTCAATTTCGCTTCTTTTTCGTTTTTCACGCCCTCCCATACCCATGAAGGAAGGACGACTTTCGATTGATTTTTATCTAACATAGGCTTTCACTCCTTATTTACTTAGAAGAAACGACTGTGATATAATAGAGGTACATAATAATCTGTTGTTTCTCAAACCATTCGATTAGGCGTAGTCGAATGGTTTTTATTTTGTTTTGATGCTGTACGCATCATCATGACCAGAAACGAGGTGGAGGGGAAAGGGTGTCCGCTCCTGATCATGATGACAAGCACAACGCTTGTCCTATTTAGCTAGAGTGATAAACTCCTTATGCATTTCCCAAATCTTATATGCACTTCTATGTAACCCTTTATCTTTTAAATCACGTATCATTTTGATGATGTTTGCTTTCTCTTCTTTGTCCCGCTGCTGTCTATCCATCACTTTTCATCCTTCATAAACCTTTTATCTATCCAATCCATCAGACGAATGAATCCTGCGGTCAAAATGACAATTACCAGTATCATAAAATGTGAGAATGTGCTTTCTTCCATCATTTACATTGCCTCCTAGTCAATAATTTTTAAGTATCTTGGTCTAGGTTGTTTAACTACCGATGTTTGTCCTGTCTCGTTATCTATTAGTATTTTTTTGTTACCAGTTTCGCACATAGTGTAGGTTTTCAGATCAGGGAAGACTTCTTCCGTAAGTCCCTTACCTGTTTCTTTTCTTTTAATTTCGCTCATGGTTGTGAATGAAGTGACGCAAAATTCAAAGATGTCATTCCAATCATGGTAATTAAACAAGAACTCCGAAACAGATTCTCCGATTTTGGTGTCTATACCAATCTCGTTTATAGCCTCCATTGTGGAGTAATAATCCTTAATGCCAAACTTCTTACCCTTATACTCTTTTGATATCGGGAATATAGTCATAAATTCTCTTGGCGTTAACTCACCTATAACTTCTTTTATCCAACTAATAAGCTGAAATTTAGCTATCAATCCTTCATATGAATTTATATCTTTTAATTGGTTAACAAACTTAATTCCGTAGTACACTATTTTTCGAATCGTATCTTTATCACACGCCCCTGTTTCAGCGATTTGTTGAGTTCTGTCATTAGTTACTTTAGTGAAAACTCTGCTATAAATAGCGCAGTAATCAATTTCTTTCTTTTTAATTCCAGCTATAACTCGAAATTTTCCCATGCTACTTCCACCCCCTCTTACATAATTTGTAGATTTACTTACCTCCTTTTTGTGTAAAATTATTTAATTTTTTCCATGTGAGTTCTTTAAGGAGCTGTTTGTGTTTTTTTACTAAGCAGTTCGGTATATCGTCAATGGATTTCAACCCTAATTGCTGTTTTAAGTAGGACGTTATTTGTCTCATAACTTTAGTTGTGTCTTTCTTAATTAAGTCTCGAACAGCTTGTTCTAAGTCATTTTTCGAGCCTTCCATCGCTTCGAATGTGAGTTGTACTTTGTTTCCTACAAATTGTTGCGCTTTTCGATGACGATCTTTTTGCAAATCATCACGGATTATTTTTGAAGCTACATTTGATAACTGCGCCTTTGTTAGTCTTTCGTCAAAACTCCCTACAGTTTGGTCTAGCGTTTCGACTTTTTCTGTGTGCATATCAACTGCCTCGCCAAGCTTCCCTACATCTTGACCTACTTCTTCTAACATGTTGCTTTGACTCGCGAATTGCGTTTGTACCAACGCAAATAACTTTTCAATCATTGCATCGTTGCTTCTCTTAATAACTAAATCCCCTGATTCGTTAAGCGTGATTGGTAATTGTCTAATTGGATCCATTTTTATTCCTCCAGTTAATTAATTTTTCTGCCTGTTTGAGCGATTTTTAAATCATTTATGAACTCTTGAAAGGCTTGAATACGCGAATTAAGTAAATCTTTAGTAGCATCACTCGAATTCGCTATTGAACCCCTCATAAGAGAAGAAACCACTGCATCTTTTAAGAACTTGTCCATGTATGCAATAAGGTTATGAACGTTCTTATTGGAAATATAATTCATTGACTTTTCTTCTTTTTCCATGTCGTTTGCATCTTTAGATAATGCATCAGCTTTTTGTTTGTAGAAATCAGCGTTGTCTTTATACTCTTGATTCTCTTCTTTTAACCTTTCAATCTCGTTAAGAAGGTCATCCGGAACAACTGGTACTTCTTTTACTATCTCTTTTTCAACAACTTGAGGTTCTTGATTATGTACGTTTTCTAGTTGTTTCATTGCGACTTGCTCTGATTTTCTTGCTTGTTCTAATTCCCTTTGTGATTCTTGTATTTTGTGCTCTGCTTGTTCTAAGAGCTTGTCCTTTTCTTTAAGGGACTTTTTCACTTCCCGAAGCTCACGAACCGTCATTTCATCGACTGTTTTTTGTTCCCCTGTTGATGGAATGGTATGTGGTTGTTCGATGAATTGTTGGCGATCTATTTCTTGTGGAAGTGATAACATTTCAAAAATTTTATTTGGCGCTAAATTCCACGACGTCGTGGAATTTTCGAATTGTTCGTAAGCGCGCATGAATCTCCTTGCTTGTTCTTGCGAAAAATCCAGTTGATTCTCGCACCATCTACCAAATTCACCATGCATCAAATCATTTTCTTTCGCATGTTTTAATCGCTTTCCAATTTCAAATATCGACTGTCCTGCAATTTGTTGATAGCTTTTTATTTCTGCTGTAATGACGTTGATGTCGTTTGATAAGTTCATCACTTCATTCATTCGTTTCACCTACTTTCTCGTTTAAAACTTGTAATTGATCCATTTTATTTCCCCTCCGTTCTTGATGTTGTCATTTCGACAACATTTTGAGCAAAAAAAAGTTCATCTATTGATACTCCAAGTGCATTTGCTAGGGTAGGTATCTTTTCAGCATCTAATCTTCTCTTTCCGTTTTCTATGAAAGAAATAGCTGAAGCGTGGCTGAAGTCAAGCTTCTTAGCTAATTTTTCTTGAGTAATATTCTTTTGCTTGCGAATATCTCGAACTCTGCTTCCGAAAGTCATATCCGCTTCACCTCCTGTCGTTGTCGTTTTGACAACTTCTTGATTTCATTATAGGTTGTCATTTCGTAAATGTAAACCCCGTTTTGTCATTTTGTTAAAAATATTTTTACAGATAGTGAAAAGTTGTCAAAAAGTATATATACTGTAATTAAAGAACAATGCTTTGCAATGCAAAACATTGCAAACTACACAATGGGATCTTATTTATAAAGGGGAATAATAAAATTATGAACTTAAACGAAAGATTGAAAGCGTGTCGCGAAAAGAAAGGTTACACACAGACTTTCATCTCAGAAAAATTAGACGTGAACAAAGCCACTTTATCTAGTTACGAATCAGGAAGACGTAAACCTGACTACGAGACATTAACTAAACTAGCAGACATATACGAGGTTTCAGTTGATTACTTATTAGGAAGATCAATACATCAAAAATTAACAGTAAAAGAAACAGAAGAGATCAGTAAAGAGACTAACGAATGGATGAAACTAATCAACCAACTATCAGAGGACAACAAAGAGTTATTTAAATCAACAATTCAAAGCTTTATATCTAAAAATAAAACTCCGTGAGACTAATAATTGTCTACGGAGTTTTATTTTACTTTTTTTCTGTATTTGATAATTCTAGTAGCATTTCACGTAGATGATCAATGTTTACCCCTTCTGTCTTCTCCATTAATAATAATTCAGATACTAAATTCTCCATAATACGTTGTCCCCCTCGAAATGTTTATGTATCAGCTTTTATAAGACTGTTTTGGAAAGCATTTGACCACATGGTCGATTCGCTTCCATTCCCCTTAAATTAGAAATGACACTATCAACAATTGATAGTGTCATTTCCTTTATCTATTAAATTCCCGTTGTGTTGCGACAGAATCAGCCGCCTGTCCCACCGGGATCAGCTTCCATATATAGTACAGGTTGTTCTGATTTAGCAACCTGTTGTGTTTCTTCTGTTTTTACTGCTGTAAAAGAAAAACAAGCTACAGCGGCAATCGCTAAAATCGATTTAATGACCTTTAATTTCAATCATTTCACCACCTTTATGTATGCCTTCATTATATCATTTCAAAGCCATTTTAGGTAGGGAAATATAGAAAAAATCACCTGTTTTTTCAAAATCTGCTATGGCCTCTTCAAAGAATGTTTTATCTCCTGTAGCAAGACCTTTGTAGTATTTTTGGAAAGGAGAAAGACTGCCATATTTCTTTTCTAACCCCTCTAAAATAATAATCGCCTCTTTCTCTCTGCCTATTTTTGCGTATAAATGTGCTTTTTCAGCTAAACTCGACGGGTTTATTTTATCAAGATTCTTTTCATGAACTATATTAAGAAAATCAAGCGTGTTTTTTATAAACCCTTTACGATTAAGAAGTTTTTTATTTGTAATGATTGGAAGAGTGGCGAAAGATTGTTCTAAAAAATAATGTGCCTTTTCATAATCCATCATATGCGTTTCGGCCAATGTACAATAAGCTAATGATTTCATACAATCATAAGGATTAGTTTCATCGTTTATAATTTCGAAACATAATTTCCTCGCAGTCTCTAAATCATTTCCTCTTTGTGCACTCATTGACTCCATTTCTTTTATTCGTAATGAATATGATTTTCTAATGGTATCTTTACTAACATCATCAATCATTGGTTTCAATTGATTTGTATATTGTGAAACCATTCGATAGTCGCCAAAATTTAGTTGAGCATATATAAACGCAAACCCTGATAATATTTTAGCTTCGTTGTTAGATGTTTTAAAAGAATTCCTCATCTTGTCCGTCTCCACAAAAAAGTCATTATTAGATATCCTTCCAGACAGTCGCAGAGCAAGTAAATCATAAATAGATGCTATTTTCTTATTTATTCTTGCGTTTTTCGTAGTTTTATCTGAGTTTATTATTTTAGCGGTCAATTGTTTTTGTAATCCGTATTCGCCATACATATTCAAAACTTCCATGGCTACCCGTTCATTAACTGGCGTTAATTGTTCGAACATTTTTTTGACGCATTCTCTTCTATAGTTGATGTTATTCGGTTTATGCAACCTCAATGATTCTACAAAGTGCATAAAGTCAAATTCACTAGTCGCTTTAAAATAACTGTTCACAGTTGTGTGACTAACATCGAATCGTTTAGCTAATTTACGATTCGTGTACCCGTTACTCTTTAAATCCTCATGCATGTTACTTAATAAACTCTGCATTATTTGTCCTCCTCGTGGACAAAAAGACACGTAAACCCCATTTTCTTACATAAAAGGAAAACGTGTCACTCTCACTCTAAGTTGTGTTATAATATGTATGTACAAGATCCGCGACAATGTTCCCTAGTGTGGTTAGGGGGCAGTGTAAGAGTGTTACCAGCACTACTTACACCGTGGGTCTTTTTTCACGTCCGTTTATTTTATTTGTTTTCATAATATCACATTTTTGGCAAATTTCAGTCATGCAGTTATCAGACAATTATTGAGAAAATTAAGAAATCCCTTATTATCAAGGTTTCTCAAGCGATACAAAAATAAAATATGCAATTATGCATGGAACGCTTGAAGACCTCACATGCATATATTACCATAAAATCGAACTTTTGTTCTAAGTATTTTTATCATGATTCAAAATTAATCTTTTTAAAATTAAAATGTTTTATAATTAATCGTTTTATCCAAATATATACCATTTACTTTGCTCGTTCGCTTATAATTGTCACAGATAAAAAAGGGCGGTGAATAGTCATTGCTTAGCGAACGACTTATATACTTTCGAAAGAAAAACAAACTTACTCAAAATGATGTTGCTCACCATCTTAATGTTGTTCGTTCAACATATACCAATTGGGAAGCGGGAAGATCTGAACCTGACGTTTCTACTCTAATCAAGATTGCTGATCTATATAACATTAGTCTGGACAATCTGGTCGGCAGAGAATACCGGATACCACCACAAGTCGAGGTCATATTAGATCAAATTTCTAAACTAGACACAGAACCACAAAAGAAAGCCCTAAACCTCTTAGTGGAATATACATACTTGGTAAAAAAGTATTTTATGTAGCTGTCACGCTCCTTGTTTTGATGCATAAACATCTTTGCGCATCAAGATAATACGAATCTATTATTAAGATTCTAAAACGAAATACGGAGCGTTGCAGCGCTCAATATTTCAAATTAAAGATATTGTATTTGAATCCATAATAAAAGAAATCATTTCCATTTGCTAGAGGTAAAATTTTACATTATTTTACCAATTTATCCAATGAGGGCTGCGGCTCTCATTTTTTATTTTTATTCGACAAAATATGACAATATACTGATAACTTGTTTGCTACCATAGGGTGAGAAATCTTACATTTTAAAAGGGGATATTATATGGCTACTCCAAAATATACTAAAATTGATGAACGCTTTGGCGTTATAGAATACCCAGTTACTCTTACAGAAATGGTTGAAATATCAAAAGAACTTCCGAAAACAGAACGCACGTATTACCAATATGCTTTCGACGCTTTGAAAAAGGTTATGAAAGCTAAAGAGGCGATCCACTGCTTTGAAGTTGCTAATCCTAAACTAACAAAAATTGGTTTCATTGTTGTCGGTGACCATAATTTATACTTGGTGATGATGAAAGGTGGCTTCTTTGGTGGCGCTGAAGCTGAAGTTTTAAAATACAAGGATATTAAAAACGTAGACTTCGATATTGCTCCAAATTTATTAGGTTTATCCAATGTGAATACAGGTGTTATTTACTTAGAAATAAAGAAAATGCTTGGAACAAAGAAACGTACAATTAGTAATATTCCTGATTACAATGTTGACGGAGTATTAAAAGCAATTCGTAATAAATTGAAATAATCAATACATATCGGAGGAAATACACATGAAACGTAAATTACTTACAACATTAGCATGTAGCGCATTACTTATGGGGATGGCTGCTTGTAGTTCAAATGAAAAGACTACAACAGAATCGAAATCAACTGAGCCAACTTACAAAAAAGAAGAGACAAAATCTAAAGGGAAATTTGCCTTTCAAGATATGACTACAGATCAATATCTACAAAACTACAACAAGATTAAAGATGAGTTAGCTGGTCAAGGCATTCAAATACTTCCTTTCAATCTTGAACTTGAAGAAGACACGAAAACTCATCGTTTTTATTACACAAAAGCTGAAGATACTACATCGGAAGCTAAATGGGTTAGTGTGAACCTTAGAAGAGATGGCAAGACAATTGACAGTATGTTATATAATGGAGCGCCAGACCTGAACACTATTAAAGCTATGATCAAAGCTACGGGGGTAACATGGTCAGACAAACTAGAAAAAATGGTCGAGGGAAAAGAATCTAATAAAGATAGTGAAAATATGATGATTGACGGAGTAAGAATTTCTATTACCGGAAGTCCTACTGATATCTATGTTTCAATTGATGCACCACCAAGCGCTTAATATGAGTATCAAAAGGAACTCGAAAGAGTGTTTTTTTCTCAATGTATAAAACAACTTAACATGGTAAAATAATATTTGGATTGGTGTCCAATACATATTATTAAAATTAAAGTGGTTCAAGTCGGAGGAAGGCACCTTAGGGTGTCTTTTCTTTTTTCTTATTTTTATTTAGAAGGTATTCTAAGTATTTACAAACTATCATCAACAATCCTCCAAAAAAAATTAAAGGAAACATTAAATATGAAAGAGCCAATTTACTCTTAACGGGGTAAATTTCGGCTCTTTTTTAGATAAATTCTCTTAGCGTGGTTTTTTTCCGAAATGCTGGCGGTACCCCTATAAGAAACAAAAATATCTGCACCATAAACAAATAACAATAATAACAATGGTCCTCCTATAAATAAAACAGCCAAGTATACTGCATAACGGTAAACAGCCGTTCTAAAAGCATCCATAAACAATCCTCCTTATGAAATTTCACGTACTATATCCGATGTGTAAAACATAATTCTACAATAAAGCCTATTCTACCATCCCCCACCATAATAAAAACCCCCTAAATAGGAGGTTCAGGAATAACACAGTACTACGGTGCTGCATATAACTTTGCTTTAAAGGGACAGGGATGTCCGCTTTTATATTTCTTTTCTTAGGCGACGTAAATGCCGTTCTGAAATGCCCATTTCTACTGCTATGGACTTCCATTTTGGCTTTGGATTTTCTGCGATCAATTCTTTTAATTTAGCTAGCTGATTATCAGTTTGTCTTGCAGTTTTTTCTTTATGTTCTTCTAAGCTAACAGAACCACGGGTTTTTCGCTTTCTTAGCTTGTCCCTGTGTTTACTTTCCTCTGAATCAATTAATGTATCCATCAATTCAAGTTCTTCTTTTGTTAATTTTATGTCTAATTTTCTAAAAATCGTCTCTGTTTTCATTGGTTTAATTAAATTTGACGCTAATCCTCGCATCGTAAACCCATTTTCCGCAAACGCATCGAAAAACTTTATAGCATCTCTATACGCATCTTTCACTGTTCTTTCTACTTCTTTTTTCGTTTGCGGTTCTTTAAATTTATCATTTATCTGAAACGTCATTTCTAACGTCGCTATTTGGTTTTTAACGATCAAAGCTGTTGTGAAGGCGTAAATGTATGTCATGTCGTGTCTATGCTCTATTTCGCCATTTCTGAGCACCACAATCTTCTCTAAATCAGATTTCCTTTTTGTATTTAAACTATAAAGGTTCATTACCCCTTTTTGAGAAGGTAGTGTTGAAATTGATCCTTTTTTACGTGTAGCAGTTCGTTTCGGTTGTCTCTTCTTTTCTAAAGGTGGTACATAATCATATAACTCTTGTAGATCGTGTTCGCGTCTTGTCCAAATTTCAAGTTCTATTTGCTTTCCAGTTTTGCTATGCGTTGTATATGGCATGCGCAGGACCCTTGAAAGGTCGCTACATGATCCGTCTGCACCTAATGGCATCAACATTTTTATAAAATGGTTAGTTATGTATTGAGATAAAAATGCCATTTGTGGAGCTGCGCCACCTTGTACAGTGTATATCAGTTGCATTCCTCGACCATACATAACTAAATTAGGGCAAGGGAGCATCCCTTCTGCAATGAAATCTTGTAAGTTTTGAATCACGTATTCTTTTGAAATATCTAACTTGTAAAAATCTAAATCTACGCCGATATTCCGTATTTGTTTTAAATCTGTCGCTTTCCTACTTCCAAATACAAAGCTATTCAATGACAGATAAAAGTCCTTATTTGAAGGATTAGACATATTTGAAAGAGTTTTAATGTCATTTGTGCCTATCCATAATTGTTTCTTCTCGCTACCGCTTAAATCTAAAACGGCTATATACCCACTCTTTTTATGTTCTGACAAGTAGCATTCATGCCACTCATCAATGAACGATTCCTGGTGTTTCCTTATAGCTAACACAAATAGACCTCCTTTTGAGAATAAAAGGAAGTCACACAAGGATATAAAAGTATTTACCTTATTGATTAAATTTGATATCATAGAGACATAAATTAATTAACAACAGGGTATACACCTTGTGTAACTTATCAGAGAGTCTTAAATCCAAAGTTTGGTCGCGGAGGATTTAGGGCTCTTTCTCATTTATTCGATTAATTTCTACATCAATTGTAATACAAGTTTCATATAGTTACAAGAAGCAGGAAGATAAGCGTGAAGCTTGTCTTCTTTTTTTATTGTTGATAAAACCTTTAGGGAGGATTGACGAATCTTAGGGAGGACAAGCCTATGTCTTCCCTACCTCGCAACATGCATTTTTATTAATATTGCGAAGCCTTTGCGATGCCCTATAACCTTGAAAACTAATAATCAATGATTAACCAATAATAAATTTAGCGTTTTTGGTATATTTCATTGAATTTAAACGTAAGTATCTGTTAGAATCAAAAATATCAATGATTAACCATTGGTTTTGAAAGGGGAATATATATGCTATTAGGAAATCCGTATGCGATTGACTTAGGAAATGGTTTTACAAAGCGTGCTTCAAAGAAAAACAAATCACTAGAGGCTGATGTTATTACAGAATTATCGGTGTTAGCGCCTGTTGATGACTACTACAACGAAGCTAGTTTCACAAAAATTGAATTAACGAACACCGACTTCCCTTACTACATAGGAGAAGAAGCTAGAAAATCAAAACTTCCATTAATTCGCGCGCTTGGCGAGAACAAAGCAAAACGTTATGAGGATCCAACGTTTAAGAAACAGCTATTCGGATTCATTGCAAAAGACTTTAAGAAGAACGTTACTATTCCGTTACTTGTTACCGGTCTTCCAGTATCTCACTTCGGTAATCAACGCGAATCAATTCGTAAGGTCGCTATGGAAGAAACAGCAGTGAAAGTAAACGGTGAATTAATCACAGTTAAAGTAAAAGAGTGTTTAGTAATCCCACAACCAGTAGGAACACAATATTACCTGGTAAAAAAAGAAATTATTAATAAAGAAGATCGTATCCTTATCATTGATGGTGGATTCGGTACATTCGATGTTACTGATATGTCTGGTAATGCTGTTATCGACCGTTTAGGAACTGAATTAGGTTGCGAGAAAGCATTCATGGCTATTGAACAAATTGTACGCGATAACATTGGCGAAACACCTGATTTAAGTGTTTCTAACATGCACTATATCCTTGAAAATGGCTATAAGTACAATGGCTCTCTATACGACTTATACACTCATAAAGATGTAGCTGAGAAAGTAGATGAAGAATTACAACGTCATTTCGATGCAGCGTTACGTGAAGTGTCTCAAAAGTTTAACTTAGCTGTATACGATAAAATCGTTTGGACTGGCGGAATGGCTGCTCTTCATAAAAAGCGTATTGAGAAGAAAAAAGAGCAATTCCCAACATTTGCGGTTCTAGAAAATGGTCAAGAAGCTAACCTATTAGGATACTACTATTTAGGATGTGATGTCTTTGACAAACTTACAAAAGAAAAAGCTGCAAATTGAGCTTAACCCTAACAATGATAAGGTCCTTTACAACTTTGTAACTCGTTTAGAGGAACAAGGTAAGGGGCAAAAGGGTTACGTAAATAAGCAGATTAAAAAAAGATTAGAAATGTACCAGGTACTTGCTGAAGTTGCTGGTGAAGAAGATCCGCTTCAATTAGTTAAAAAGCTATTAATCAATATAAATACTCATGGCATACAGAATGATGCAGGAGAAGATGAGAAACCTTCTGAAGAAGCTGTCGATAATGCTATGGAGTTAATTAATGGTTTCAACGATTGGTAATAACTATCTAACAAAAATATAAGATCCCTCCTCTCTTTTCTCAAAAACAGCAGGAATGATAGCATATTGGAACTATGACCCTGTGTTAACAGAGAGGGAGGAGGTTAATTTTGAAAGGGGAGAGCATCATGAGCAATGTTAACCCTATGTTTGAACCTTCCGGAAAATCTACTAAAATAACAAACCAACAACTTCGTAAAACTCGTTGCGATAAAAAGAAAGACGTAAAAATCCCCGTAAATGAAATACAAAGACAACTAATAAGATCCTCAGCATACCAAAAAGGAATAACCACTACACAATACATGTCTAAATTAATTACAGAACACCTAAACATATCTTATATTGCAGAAATACACAATTATGACTATATCGATACTAAAAGATATATACATGCAAAGTTAGATCAAGAAGTTCATAAAAAACTTGTCCATCTCGCTATAGAATGGGGAGTATCGCAGCGCCGCGCTGCTGCAAGAATACTTTGTTTCGCTTTAAAAACAATGTGAAATGTTTAAAAGCCCACTATTTATTAGTAGGCTTTCGTTTAGAAATCAAATCTTCAAGAGCTTCATCTAATAATTTGCTCATCGGAATTTTTGTTTCATCAGATATTTGTTTTAGCTGTTCATACAGATCAATACGAACAGCGTTTGATAAGGCTTTTCTTGTTTTTAAACCACGATTTGTGCTCATATATATCACCTCTAAATAAATTATAAACTACATTCCGAACACTTGCAATTGAATGTAGTTGAATGTATAATTTAGCTACGGAGGTGAAATTATGATACTAGCAAAAAAAGTTCGGTTAAAACCAACTAAAGAACAGGAACGACAACTTTGGAAATCAGCAGGAACAGCGAGATGGGCATATAACTGGACATTGGGAAAGCAAGAAGAAAACCACAAGAACGGAAATAAATTCATATCTGATGGCATTCTTCGTAAAGAATTGACCGTTTTAAAACAAACTGAAGAATATGTTTGGTTGTATGAGGTGTCCAATAATATCACAAAACAAGCAATTAAAGATGCTTGTGATGCGTATAAAAAATTCTTTGCGAAACAAGCAAAGAGACCGAAGTTTAAAAACAGAAAGAAGTCAAAACCGTCTTTTTACAATGATAATGTCAAACTCAAAATCAAAAATAATAAAGCCTTGATTGAAAAAGTTGGTTGGATGAAAATATCTGAACGAATACCAATGGACGTAAAGTACTACAATCCAAGAATCAGTTTTGATGGTAAGTACTGGTATCTGTCTGTAGGAATTGAAGAAGAACCACAAACAACGGAATTAACAGATGTTTCGCTAGGGATTGATGTCGGCGTAAAAGAGCTAGCAGTATGTTCAGGTGGTCAAGTGTTTGAAAACATCAACAAAACAAATGAAGTAAGAGAAGTAGAGAAACGTCTTCGTCGGTTGCAACGTCAAGTTTCTCGTAAATACAAAATGAATAAGGAGGGGAACCGTTTCGTCAAAACGAGCAACATTATAAAAATCGAAAATGAGATACAACACTTGCATAGAAGATTATCAAATATCAGAACCAACCATCTTCATCAAACGACAAACGATATCGTGAAAACCAAACCATATCGAATTGTAATGGAAACTTTAAATATTAAAGGGATGATGAAGAATAAACACTTATCTAAAGCGTTTGCTAATCAAAAACTTCATGAGTTTAAACGACAAATGAAATATAAGTGTGAAAAATATGGTATTGAGTTCATTGAAGCTGATAGATGGTATCCATCTTCTAAAATGTGTTCATGTTGTGGAAGCGTTAAGAAAGACCTAAAGTTATCTGACCGAGTATATCGCTGTGATTGCGGTCTTGTAATGGATAGGGATTTAAATGCATCTATCAACTTATCATATTATCAATTAGCAAATTAACACCTAAACGTTATTGCTAATATGTAGGATTCGTTGTATCCGAATTTACGCCCTCGGAGTGTTATATCAAACGAAAGTAGCTTTGGCCAAATCGGACACGTAGAACAGGGAAATAAACAAACTTTTTAGATTTTTATAAGGTTTTGGCAACGGTGACAGCATGTACAGTAAGTACGATGTGATGACGAAAGAAATACAGCTAATGAGTGCTGGGAACTGGTGGGAACGGACTAAAATTGAGTGGGCTTTAAAAGAGAAATACCGTTTTGAAGTGAAGATGCTCAAAATTTACTTATTCCGCATGAATATTATCATTGAGGATATGGAAGAGGAAGATTACGAGTGTAACGCTAGTGATTTAGCTGAGATACTTGTTGAGGACTTTCTGGAACATATAAGATCCAAGAATAGTATGGAGCAGTTGTATCAAATTCTAGAGAGTAAGAAGCACTATACAGATTGCGAATTAGAATTTAATGAAAATGATGAAAGGTACGGAACAGTTGAAGTGAAGATTGATAGAAGGACATTGAGAAGAATTGAAGTGTTTTTCTCTGATATGGCTCACACCTACCCTATGCATGGATATACCGCTGATAAATTGATTAATATCTTAATGTGTGACTACATGAAATATTATGCTGAAGAACCTGGAAAGAAACTATCCCTACTGAAACGCAGATTTTCATAATAATTAAGATTCCTATTTTCGGGATGTTTAAAAAATGAAATCTTTGGCCACTCTTGTACTAAGAACTTAAAACAGGAGTGATTAGAATGGGATGGCTTATTTCTGGCAAAGGGAGAAAGTCAAAGCTCTCCAATTTTCTGGAGAAAAACAAAATTACTCAGCAAGAATTAGCAGAAAGAAGCGGTGTAAGTAAATCTACAATAAGTCGCGTATGCCAAGGTGATAAATTCTCTCCAACAATGAAGAATGCACAAAAGATTGTGAGAGCTTTGAAAAAGATAACAAATAAAGATGTTCATTACGATGATTTTTGGATGTAGCTTCGTGAAAAACGGGGCTATTTTTATTCTTTTAAAAGAACATATATTCTGTGTGATAAGAACAAAAAAACGGAATAGCATTAACAAATACATTCCGATATGATTAGAAAAAGGAGGGATGAATATGGCGAAGGATATAGTAAGAAGAAACCAAGCTGGAGCTATTATTTATGATAATATCAATGATTTTGAGTATTTGAACATACCTATGATTCTTAAAGAAGAAGACGCGCCAGTATATGAAGTTCTTAGTGTTGGTACTGCCGGAAAGGACGACGTTGCAGCGGTTTCAATGGATAGAATTACAATGTCAAGGACCGTCATACAAGTAGCAACAATTAAAAATTGTGATGGGAGCGTTAAAGCGTATCGCTTACCAATAGAATTAGAAAAATGGGTTCAACACTGTATGAACGCAGTGTTAGAAGGATACAAACCCTTCCCAAGAAAAGTGGCGTTTGGAATTATTAATAATAAATATTATGTTGAATTCAAATAAAAAAAGCCGCCCAACAGGACGGCTCTTATTTTTGTTCATCAAACTATTCTTTTGTATAGTAGTATTTAAGACCTTTCGCATCTAACCATGCAGTTGCTCGATCTAGTTC